CAACTCCTAGCGCTCAGAGTAAAGTTCGTCCGGAGTAATGCTCGAGAGATGGTGTTCTCACCGGCCTCCGGCCGGCTCGTGAGGCGGCCTCCGGCCGCCTGTCTATTGAACCTTGCGGGTCATGAAGTTCACATGGGTGGTCAAGCGACCACCCATGGTCTGAGGTTGGTCCTCAATCGGCGCGCCATCAACGCGCCTAATCAACAGCTGCATTCCATAATGCAGCACTGAGGTTTCGTCAGCTGGCAGCTGCGCTGGGTCAGTTGACATCCATGGAGGTGCTCCCATGGAACTCACGGAAGTTCCGTGAGTCTTTGACAGTGGTCCAGTGTACTTGACCACTCGAGGCTTGGGTGTGTTCCACACTTGCCTCTTGCTTGGCATGAGTCGAACGCTCTTGCGTTGCGACTGATTGAGATAGCTCTCAATCTCATCGTGGGTCTTGGTCTCCAATGCCGATTGCTCTTCAGCGTAGTTCACCGGGACGATGAACATCTCGTAGTTTGACACTGCTTGTGACACATCATCGTTTGCGTTGTACTTCAGCACAGCAGTCTGGTTCTGGCTGAAGTACGGTGTGAAGGTCTGTGAGAAGCTCGTGATCTTGTACTCGCTGAACAGAGCCTTAAACTCCAGGAAGTCGGGCAGCTTGTTGAAAGCCGTGTTGCACTTGATGACCACAAACCGGTTGTCTGTGTTCATGTAAAGTCCGTTGGCGTTGTCCGGATAAACGCTCCCAAAAGCCATAGGGAAAGAGTACTCACGCATGAAGCGATAAGCGTTTGGACGTGAAGTCGGGCGCGTGCGCACCAATGCTCCCTTCTTGCGACGTTTGAACAGTCGCTTTCGGGTGGCGGTGTTGCTGCGTCCTCGCTTCTTGGAAGGGGCCTTTGGCATGTTGGTTCAATCGTTTTCGTTAACGATTACTAATAAGTCAAGCTTATATAGTTTTAATTCAAAAATTTCGAATTTGAATTCGGCGCTGCAGTGGTTCCAGCAGGCCTGTGCGATCACTTCCAAAGCACTCTTCCATCGTATAGTTGGAAGTAATGATGATCTTGGTCGGGCGTAGGCATACAGTAGATCCTTTGGTCTCTGCTGAGAAAGGATGATGGTCACACCACTCCTTCAGCATCTGATTCAATGCTGGCACCACATCGGGATTCCACTCCTCAATGATGACGCATGGCTGGTCCACGTATCCGTCCCACCATTTATTCTTGTTCTTGACGTAGTACACTGGATTCTCCTCCCTTGCGGTCCGAGACTTGCCAGTTCCTGATGCTCCGTAGTACCACCAGAAATCCAGCGTGTCGAGGGCAGCTGGCTGTTGCTGGTATTCCGCTCTGATCCGCTTGATTGTGCCAAACAAGCGCATGCGAATATCTGCGTCGATCTCTTCTATGTTTCCGCTCTTGGCCTGTTCCCAAGCGCGCTCATAACGTTTGATCTCAGTCGCGCCCTTCTCCTTGGCGGTAAGCGGGCGCTCCCCCTTCTCAAAGAAATCTTCCTCCTTGCTGCAGTACTCGTAGTTCTGCAGCGCGTTGCCCTTTGCTACTTCAAGATGGCAATGCTGGGGCATGCCCTTCTGCACGCCAGACATGGATCTGGGTGACTTGAAGACAATGTAACCTTGCAGATGCGGTGTGCCACTCTCGCCGACCTCTTTGCCGACCACAAGGTACTTGCACTCTATGGCCTTGACGGCGTCATGACTCTCCTCAGAGTAATTGTTCATGGTAAATGTCCAGGCACGGTGTTTGGACATGTTGGAACAATGGAACTCTAGGTCTGGGGTAATAATGCCCCCAGACCTAGAGTTCCAGTTTGACTTTCTAATAAATTTGAATTCAAATTATTTTAATTCATCTCACTCCGTTAGGACCCTTCAGGCTAGTGATCGCGGCGCTGGCGCGCCGCTCTCACAAGGCCCTCGTGTCAGGTTAAGGAACAACTCCTAGCGCTCAGAGTAAAGTTCGTCCGGAGTAATGCTCGAGAGATGGTGTTCTCACCGGCCTCCGGCCGGCTCGTGAGGCGGCCTCCGGCCGCC